AAGTTTTGCAAGAAGAATGACATCATTTTTTATGAAAAGGAGGATTATGTTATATATGATATATTGGGTGGGGAAACGAATAAGAAAGACGGTTCACCATATTTGGTTTTTACTCCTTTCAAAAATCATTGTCTATCTAATTTAAAAGTTAGAGAGGTAGATGGGTTCAAATCATTTAAATTTCAAAAAATTTCCGAATTAGAAAGTAGTAAGTATCATTTAAGTGAAAAAGAAATAGATAATTTTTATGAAGATAATCCCGATATTAATGTTCATGGTGGACGTAGTAATGGTTTAAAAATATTAAAAAATATAGGTAAGTTCAAAAGTTATCAGAAGGATAGAGATACATTGACATATAAAACAACATTTTTAGGGGCCCATAATCACTACTGTACCTTGTCTGCTAGAGAAGTATATTGGGCTATGGTTGATAAGTTGGGAAAGCATAGTGGATTAGTAATAGAGACAATATGGCGCGAATTTTATGTCAATGTCACATACAACTTTCCCCACGTTCTTAAAGGACAAGTAAGTGGAAGAAATCAAAGTTATAAAAAAGAATATGATAATATTAAATGGTCCCACAATAAGAAATGGTTTGAGGCTTGGACTTTGGGTGAAATGGGGTTTCCTGTTATTGATGCTGCTATGAAACAATTAAATGAGACTGGTTATATGCATAATCGAATGAGGATGGCAACTGTTTCTTTTTTAATAAAAGATATGCATATTGACTGGCGTGAAGGTGAAAAATATTTTGCGACTAAATTAGTTGATTATGACCCGATGTCAAATTCGGGTGGACATTTATGGGTGAGTGGAGGAGGCAATGACAGTCAACCATATTTTAGAATCTTTAATCCATGGTCTCAACAAGAGAAATTTGATAAAGACTGCGAATACATAAAAAAATGGCTACCTGAATTAAAAGATGTCCCAGCCAAAGATTTACATAATTGGTATAAACCGGAAGTACATGAAAAATGGTTAAAAGAAGGTATTCAATATTATAAACCTATTTTGGATCATGATGTTGAAAGGAAAGAGACATTAAGATTGTATAAAGAAGGATTAAAATAATCTACACCCATTTATATGCAATACCAAAACCTTCCCAATATATTAAATAATTTAGGAGTATATAAAAATATTTTATCGTTAATTCACAACAACCAATTTTTTTATAAGAAACTAGCTAATATATCTCAACAGGGTTGTGATTATAAAATACAGGGCGGTGATTATAAAATACAGGGCGGTGATTATAAAATAACTTTACCAGATTTTGAAGATGATATAGTAATTAAGGAATACCATATTGATAAAACAAAAGCATATTCAATAATGACTAAACAATTAAATAAATTAAATAGATGGGAAGAAGATAATATGGGAACTTCCTGTTTACTAATGTTGAAAGAAGGAAAAACGATGCACATTGAAAGTATAAATGCTTTTGATACCTGTGTAACCTTAAAAGGGAAACAACTTAATGGAAGTTTTTTATTAAATATCGCTATAGGTTTCATCGAAAGCATAAAAGACAAAGAAAAAATAAACCAAATTTCTTTAATAGATAAAGCTGAAATGGCTTGTCATAATAGCCAAATTCAACTAAGTGATTTCAAAATTTTAATTTCTGGTGATAGTTGGTATGGAGATGATAAATATGGATTTACACCAGCTAAAGTTATAAATGGTAAATATTATATTGATGAAAATTTGCTTAAAAAATATAACAAAAATAAAAAAATTATCAAGAAATTAACCGTTAAAGATAGCAAAATAATAGATATAATTATTAGAAAACAAAATGAAAAATTGGATAAGTTATTATTATATATGCAACAAAATATAGATAATAAATTAAGCCTAGTGATAGCAAGTTATTTACCAATTAATAAATTTAAAAAGAGATGCTTATCAATAAGTTTAATAATAGAAGATTTATTTTATGAAAATGGATTAGAATCTTTCAGTAACAGAGCATTTATTAAGTCAATTTAATATAAAAATTATTCCAAAATAAACACCCCAAATTATTCAAACACATTTAAACCATTAAAATTATAAAAACCTATTAGATTTTAGATATGGATAAGAAAAATAATAACTCAGAAGAAGATTCCACTCAAAATACCAGTGAAATTTTAGCATCTTGGAACGAAAGTGAAGAAAAGCTATTAAAGGCAATCGCTGAACGTTCCAATTGTATGAGATGGCTCCATAACAAATCCCATTTACATTACGAATCATTAAATTTTTATTTTACCATTCCCAATTAAATGGTAGTTTTACAATGAGTTTAACATCATTATTTCCAGATATGGGAGTGCAAAAAATAGCTACTGTTATAATTGGATTAGTAAGTCTATTTTCAGCCGTACTAATTACAATGAACCAATATGTTAAGTCTCAACAGATGATGGAAGCGCATCGTTCCGCCGGATTATCCTATGGTAAGCTTCATAGAATGATTATGAATGAATTAACATTAAGAAGAGACCAAAGAACCAACGGTTTATATTTCTTAAGAACAGTTAGATTAGAAATTGATAGGTTAGAAAATACGGCACCATCAATTATTCCTTCTATCATTAAGAAATTTAATGTTCAATTTGCTAATAATAAAATAGAAAAACCTGAAATAACTGGTGACTTGGACGAAGTTGATATAAACAAAGAAGAATTACGAAAGAAAGAAATGCTTCTTAGTAAAAGATCAATGGGAAAATTAAGACCATTTGTTGATAATTTTATTGATGTATCTGCTACAAAAATAAATATTATAAATGAAAAAGAAGATGATTATATAATATATTCGAATAAAAAATCTCCAGTTACCCCAAAACCTTAAATTATATTACCTACAATAAGGTTCTATATTACCAGCTTCATCCGCTAACCCAGATGATAAAATACCCAAATATAAATGAGCACAAAATAAAGGTATTAATGAAAGACCAATTAAAATATTACCAATGTAATACGGGTCATCAAAAGCAATACTTTCTCCTAACTTAATAATTATCAATAAGGTTAAAATACAGGGTATATAATAAGTGACCCACATCCCATATTGACATTTATTTTTTAGTTGTTTAATATAAATTTCAATATATGAATAAGTTAAGATAGCTTGAATTATAATATAGTAAAATGGTGAAAAACTAGAATAAAATACTACAGACATTTACATATACTAGATTTAATCTTTTCATTAATTTCTTTATCCGCAAATACAGTAATTCTAATAGCTTCCGGTACCCCAAAAGGAGTTCCGTCTATAACTGCTAAACCATTTTCCAATAATCTACTCTGAAAATCTTTTATATTAATCTTATCATTAACCGGAAAAATATACATGGAATTATTTGGATTTTCTGGAACAGTCCACCCTTTTTCTTTAAATATTTGTATCAATTCATTTTTATAAATATTTAATCTCTCAAATTCCTCTGTTGGATACCATTTAGATTTTAATAAATCAAGTGCCACCTTTTGACTACTTGTTGAAGCACATGTATTTACATTCGATTGTATCCCACTTAATTTTTTTATTAAATTTTCTTCCGCTAAAATAAAGCCTAAACGCCAACCTGCTAATCCCCAGCCTTTGGAAAAACTCCAAATGGAAATAACATTTTTTGGACTTTTCTTAAATAATGTTTCCTTGGAATTTATTAATGGTAAATATACTTCATCACTAATAATTATTTTATTATATTTTTCTGCTAACTTAATTAAATCATCAAGGAAACTATCTGGATATACCAAACCAGTAGGATTGTTTGGATTACATATGATAATTCCATTTACACTTTCATTCTTAAAATTTTCTTCAACATCTTCTAGATTAAAAAGCCAGGAATTTTCAACCTTGCTTTCAACAAAAATGGTATTACCTTTGACCATACTTATCATATCCGGATAGGATACCCAATATGGTATTGGCACCAACCAACTACTTCCTACTTTAGTTAATGCTTGTAGGCTGTAGAAAATAGCTGGTTTCCCACCGTTAGTAATTAAAATATTTTTGTTAGTAATTAAAATGTTTTTGTTAGTAACTTTATTATCAAAGTAATTTACCAGTTCTTCCCTTAATTCTAATTCACCATAAGAAGTAGAATAGTCATTATTAAAACCAGTATCTGGATTCCAAGAAGGAACACCAATAGCACAATTTATGACAGAAATATTATTTTTTCTCATTTCAGTTATTTTATTTAACATCACACTGGTTGCTGAAAAAGTAATTGGTTCTGGTGGAAACATTTCACTTTCTATTTTAGAGACAGCATAGTTAAATTCATTTATTAAAGCTTTCGTATTTTTGTTTTTGTTAGCCAATCCTAAAAACAAATCTTTGGAATCATTACAAGTATTATTAATAATTTTTAATAAACTTTTAAATCCATCGGTATCAATTTCGGTTTCTTTCAAATTTAATTCATTTAATATCCTTCCTATAAAATGAGTAATTAACTGGCTTCTTGAACTTAATTCATCGTGTTTTTTAGCAGGTAGATTAATTAAAACGCAACCCATAGAACGCCAGAAATTTAAAAATTTATTGGCTCTATTAAAATTTATAACATTAATGGTTTCATAAACTAATTTTTTACCAGTCCATAAATTATTTTTATTATTTTTTGTACTATCAGGTCCAAACATTGGATGGGTTAAAATTAATTCCGTATTTTTAGGAAGATAGTTTTCGAAAACATCTAGTGGAAACTCTTTAACGCTTAATACATCAACAATTAATTTACCGGTAAAGAATTCTGGATTAATCTTTTTAATAACACTTTCAAAACTATTAATGGAATTAGCAAATATTACTATATCGAAATCAGCTTTAAAAAAGTCCTCTTCGTACAAAAACTTTATAGCTTCTTTAGGATAGGTGCTTAAAATATTATTTTTAATATTGTCGCTATTAAAATCGGTAACAGAAACATTGAAATAATTATTAGCCATTTTATTAACCAAAAATGAACCAAACCGTCCATAACCGTAAATACCAACTTTTAATCTTTTATCCGGGAAAACATTATTAAGAAACTCGTGAATGAACAACATTAAAATAAAAGAAATTTTTTATTTAAATGTTTATTTTTTTTTTAATAGAAATAACTATTTAAGAAATGATTAAATAATTTATCCAAGTTTTCAATTGAACCATTTGGAAAATTAAAATTAATACTTTTTAAGAAACTAGTAGTTTCTCTATTTATTATTTCTAAATTAAAATCATTAATTTTATTTAGGTTTTGCAATATTTCTGAATTATTTCTTAAATTAAACGATGATATTAAATTATCAATCATAGTTGAGAACATTTTTTCATCGTATATAATATCAAGAATATGAGCTGTTCTATATCTAAAATGTTTTAATTCTTCAATAACAAAATCTAAATTGTAATTCAAATTTTTATTTACCATTATTTCTAGGGTTTCAATGTCAGCATTAATTTGTGAAAATATGGAAATATTACTATTAATTATTTTTTCTAATTTATCCATAGTATCATAATCTTTAGATATTTTTGAGAAAGACCATAATCTTTTAATAGCTTTTAATGGTTTTATTGATTTGTAAAATTCTACATCTTTTAATAATGATTTTTTAAAATTGGAAAAATAATTCTCATCAACATTTACAAAACCAGAATTAGATTTTAAAATATAAAAAGTTGACATTTCAACATATCTCTTACCATATGGAACAATAATATCTATTTTAATTACTTCAATAGTTTTACACGCATTTGCTAATTTTTGGTAATCACTATTTAAAATTTCATTTTTATCCCAATGTATTCCTCCTGCTTTAAAATCACTATAAAATATTTTATTATCTGAATTAATTAATTGAACTATTTTTTTTATTTCATCGATAAAAAATGTAATTAATTCATCAGTAGATATTGGTTTATCGATAATATTCATAATATCAAAGTCACTGGGGAATTTTTGAATTTTAGAAACTCCGGAACCAACAGGAATTACTTTTGTATTTGGTATTGTTATAATATTTATGTATTTTTGAATTTCAGTTGGTAAATTATTTATCTCAATTATTTTATCTAATTTTGTTTTCGGTATTTCTCCTATTAAACCACCCTTTAATTTTGATAACTCTAAATATTTTTGTTTATATTTAAGATATTTTTGTTTATAATCCATTATATAATTATAGATAAAAATTTATTCTAAATTAAATACACAATCTAATTCTTTATAATTTACTGGTGCTTCTTTTTCAACAGAGATAATATCTCTAGCCCAGGAACCAATTAAATTTACGTTTTTTCCTTCGTAATATTTAGTATCAAAACCTTCAGATGTTAACAAAGGTAGAGGATGAATATTTTTTTGTTTTCTTTTATCAACGAATATTCTTTTAGTATGATTTACTAAAAAGTACCATTCAATTACATTTTTAGATTGAAAATAAAAATTTTTATCAGGAAATTTATTTGCCATTTCATATAAATTGTTTTCAGAATTATCTTCTTTTTCAGCATAATCTCCAGCCCAAACCATTCTTGATTTGTAAAACATCCCATTGATTGTTAAAAGAAATTCAACCGTTGAAACATAATTATTATGTAAATAAAAATGTTCTTCAATTTTCATCCCATTGTTATAGTGTAATGGTTCTAAATAAAATCTTATAATTTCGTTTTCATCGAGACCTTCTTCCCCTAAAAAAATAACCTTGTAATATTGACCCATATAATAAATATATAATTTTTTTTTTAGAGCGGTTCGTATTTTAAATGCCGATTTTTAAACTTTATAAATTTTAGATTTTCTA